TTTGATTAGCTGCTGTTTTTGCATATTGCACAAATGAATATCCATTAGGGTAATTAATTTGACCAAATTGATACATAAATACTGGGATAAGGCTAGTTGTGCCTGTGCTTGGCGGTATTGTGCCAGTGATTGTGTAAGTGCCATTAAATGTTGAACCACAAGCGCTTACTACTATTTGTTGACCTGTTACAAATGCGTTTGGATTAGAAAGCATAAGCGTTGCCACGTTATCTTGTAATGCTGTGGCTACTACTGGGGCATCATTGTGCCATAAGTATTGTTGCAGGAGGTCTTCACTACTTTGACAGCATTCTTCCACTGTCGCATCAGAGTAGAGTGAACCAATACCAAGATTAGCCCGTAACTCGGCTGTTGTAACAAACGTTGCTGGCATCTCTACTCCTTTGCTAATAGCTCTCTGGGGCTAGGGCTACTAAACCCCAGAGATTACTGATTTTTGTTTGATTAAGGTGTTGCTGCAAACTTGATGATTCCGTAAGGCATTTTGGCGATTGTTGCCATAAAGCCGTAGATCGCAACCTGTACCTGCAAGTTAGATACCACGTTAACAGACATATAAGCCTGAGGTGAGCGGTATACAGTAAATGCTTCTGGTGCAATAATTACAGCTGAGTTATCATCAAATGCAGTCTGTGAAAAGTTCTTGTCTACGTATAGATCAAGTCCCAATACATTTCCACGAATTGAGGATGGACGTACATCTCCGCCTGCATTCATTGGCTGAATTGCATTGTAAATTGGTCGACCTGTGTTATCAAGTGCGCCCATTAGTGCTTGCCATTGTGCTGGGTTGCCGATGTAGTTCTGAGCAAAGTAGCCAGTGTTTTTGTAAACAGCTGCTGCTGCTTGTGCTGTGTATGCAACGATTCCATCGCTATCAGCTGATACTGCTGATGCAGATGTGCCTGCTGCTAACAAAGCTGTTAATGCTGCAGTGTCAATAGTTGTCAAATACGCATTTTGTAGCTGTTGTGTTAACTCTGCATAGAAGTTAGGGTCTGAACGCTCTAACAACTCAACAGATAATGTATTCATACCTGAGTATTTAGACACTGTACCTGATAGGTAAGCAGTTTCCATACCTGTATTTTGTACTGCGCCAGCCTCTGCCTCAACAGTTACGACTGGTGCTACACCTGTGCCGCCACCTGCTGAAGTTACAAGTGATGGTACTTGAATTGTCATACCTGATGCTGGCAGTGTGCCTTGTGAGCAAGCATCGATTGTTGGTGTGCCAAAACGTGTGTTAGTTACAAACTCAGTTAAAAATTGAGTTGGATTGAATGCTGGGTTAGTTGAAAATGAGTCATCTGCCGCAGCAATATAAAGCTTAGATTCATCGCTACCTAGTGCAGCTTTGATCTTGTGCTCTGTGTACTTCGCCATTGAGTTAATTGGTGAACGTACAGAAGTTGTAATTAGTGGTGCTGTAATTGTTGGGCGTGCGGCTTCTACTGTAGGAGTAGCAGCCTCTGCCTTTGCTTCTTGTGGCGCTGTTGCTAAATCTTCCACAGGAGCCTCGCTTTCTTTAGTTTCGATTGGTGTCTCTGCTTCGCTTTCGCTAGCAGCAACTTTAGTTACTTGCGCTGCACTAAATGCAGGCGTTTCGACCAGGCTAACCTCTCTTAGTGTTGCACTGGTTACATATAAAAATTCTTTTTTCTGTACAGACTTATTAACATCTACACCGACTGACAAACCATCGATTAACTGCTCACCTGCAAGAATTAAAGCATCTTGGCCTTGCATTGATGCACTGATTTTGAAGCTAGCGTATATGCCATCTTCTGCCTGATTAAATTTTTGCATCCTACCGATAGGGCGCTCTGCACTGTGTTGCATAAGCATCTTAACCTTGCCTGGGTCACCGATCTCGATAGAGCCTTTAGCAAAGACCACTTTACCTACTGAGGTATTGCCTACTTCTTCGAATGGCACGATCTTGCCAGCAATAATTCTGCGCTCTGTATCCGCAGCTTCTACTTGGCTACTGAATGTAAGTATCATCGTCTTGTTCTCTTCCGTTAGGTGTCATTTGTTCCATTTCTTTGGCTTGTTCAACATCGATTAAGCCTAAGTTAATCATTTTCTCTAATGCTTCTAAGCGCTTCATCGTGTCAGCTCTTAAAAACGATTCTTCGATAGCAAATCTAACAATATGACCTCGTGCGGTTATATCATCCATAGATAAGCGATCTTCAATAGCGCAAATAAATGGCTGTAATGAATAAGCGACAAACTCTTTACGACCATCAATAATGTTTTGATAGGTCATACTGTTATTCATATCTGCAGATATATAATATGCAGGCACGTTCATAGCCCTAGCAATTTGCGTCGCTAAGTATTGCTGACTGTCGTTGTACATCATATCTTTAGGACTAAAACCCACTGGCTCATAAGATAAAGTGCTAGTTAAATATGCCGTACTTCTATTTTGACGTGCTGATTTCCAAGCAGCTAATAATCCTTGTACCTGCGCTTCTGGCATATCTGCGCCTGTGTTTTTTATAAACCCTGTAGCCATTGGTGTTGCAGCAGATATAGCTGCCGCTTTTTCTAAATCTAATGCGCTTTGGATTGTGCGTGCTGCGGTTTGTAATACACCTTGTGTTAGGCCTTGGAATGTAATAAGAGACCCAATACCAGACATAGGTGCATCAACGCCGTCTACATAATACTTCTCAACTTCTGTGCCGAATTTATTTGTAGTAAATGTAACTCGATTATTAGCGATCCACTCAAATCGTGATGGTCTTAAATCATCTGCATATAATTCTGTAACTCGCCAATAAGCAACACCATAAAACAACAAACTATCGACAGTCCAGGATATTGTGACGGATCTAGGTTGTCGATAGTCTGGTTGGTCGATCCAGAGAGGGTTCCCCAACGCCTCACCATTAGACTTTTTGTAAAGTTTTAATGGCAAGTAAGAAACTACACCAGCTATAAGATTTCTGCAACGGCTAACTGCTGGTACTTGCATCGCTAAGTTGCGATCTAATCCACCAGGGAAATTACCGACACCAGTTGTAAATGAACCATAGCCATAAGCTGTGTCCATAATGGCAGGGGCGTATTGCGCTTGGACAGTTTCAGTTTTTTTGGTTATACCCAAAGCAGACAATAGACCCATATGTATACTTTATACCATAAATCGGACTAATGGTGCAAGTTAGACAAAGATTTGTGCGGTTTGTTGTGGCTTAGTTAATTGACTTACAACCATCGCTAGTGATATGGCGGCTGTAACATCGCCAGCCGATTTTCTACGTATTATGCGCCAGCCAGCATCATTAGTCTTAGCTGCACAGTTATTTAAGTGCTGTACTAGCTCTGCCTGTCCAGAATGGACTACTCGGTTATTAGCCAGGCCATCAGCAAGGTCTGAGCACGCCTGGTAAAACGCCTGCCCTGATACGTCAACCATTCGCCATCCGCTTTGCTCTAATCTAGTAGCAATAGTTTGCGTGGCGTACTTGTCATAACAGATCGTGTGTGGATGATACTTACGTGCCCACTCATTTATATCACTAGCCATTTTAATTTCATCTATCGCTATATCGCTATGCCACAGCTGTGCTAATCCGACTGCTATCTTCCCATCTTTAACCTGACCCATAACTAAAGCACCTGATCGCCTTGTAGGTGCAATATCAAATGCCATAATCGTTTGTGGCCCGACAGGTATCTCTAAGCTGCTATCGCTGCACTGCTCGATTGATCCATAAACCCAGGGGCTTACAGCGCTATCGATCCACTGGCATAACATTTCAGTACGTGTAGCTTCTATACTGTTAGTGTTTACAGCTTCTTCCAATGTTTCTTCTGTTACTAAATATCCCAGGGCGGGGTTTGCCATAGCCCAGGCTTTTCTATCGTGTATTTTACAATGCTGTGGTGCTGACCATTCATAATAACCCAAAGTCTTTGGCGGATAAGATAATGAACGCTCTCTAAGATCATTGAGCACTGTGCTAAACCCATCACCTGCGTTACTGGTCATTAAAGTCATCGAGTTTGGTCTTGCACGTGTTACTGGTAATGCAGCTGTAAATGCTTCTTCAGACCACTCACGTAATTCATCAAGATATAAGAAGTCAGCGGTTTTTCCACGAGGTGCATCTCTGGTAGCTGCTGCAATCTCATACCTGGCACCATTTTTTAATGTAATAGATTCTTGACCATTAGCCAGGCGTATCTGCCTTACTTGATCTTTTAAGAATGGGTTGTCCTCTATGGTAAATGCAACGTTTCTAAATGTATCTAATGCCATATTGCGGTTAGATGACATACCCAGCACATTCTTAGAGCCCCAGATAAATAAATGTGCCAATATGAGCATTCTGGCCAGATGAGTCTTACCCGATTGTCGACTTACAAGAATGAGTCCAGTCTTCTTGATCCACATATCATTCTCATCTACAGATAACAAGTCATCTAGCACCCAGCGTTGCCAGGGGATCAAAGGTAAACCTATTTTCTCAGCCAAGTCTGCAACCTCTTGCGACTTTGTGCGACCTTTTAAAAGTAACGTGTGGATTCTAGGCTCAGTGCTGCCAATTAGCCCGACCCCTCGT